GTCTGGTTCTTAAACACAGGAACTGGGATGATTCTGGAAACACCCATCTCAGCAGCGAGCTCTGCAGCAGACTTGTACATTCTCTCACCGATCTGGTTTCTCATGAGAAGTGCTCTTGTAAGGAACCATCTGTCGCAGAAGAACAGTGGTGAACCGGAGCCCTCATAGTCCTCCTGAGCCTCGATAGCAGCATCGATGATAGCATTAGCCTTCTGTTCGTTTGTTGCATTTGCAGCAAATGTCAGGGACTTTCTTACAACGTACAGATCATCATCCTTCCATACTGGTCTGATGCAGTCTTCGTCGATCTTGTCATCATCAACAGAGGATCTTCCATCGGAAATGAGGAATGCTCTCGCAAGCTCTTCATCGAGCATCATTCTCATTTCCTTCTTGAGCCATGCTACGATATCGAAGTCGACGATGTCACGAATATCATCCTTGTCAAGTTTCTGCTTCTTATATACTGTTGTTGGAGTTGTTGATCTCTTGAGCAGCTTGAACACTTCTTCGGTCTTCACGTTACCCTTAATGTATCCCTTAGCCCTTGCTTCATCCATTGTGATGTCAGCGAATACGGACTTGATTCTGCTGAATGGTGTATGGTGTACGCCATTCATTACAATGCCAACCCACTCCTGATTCCTCTTGATGAATGAAGGTGGATTGTCAAGCGCCTTTGCTTCCGGGAACAGATAGTCGATGTTAGCAACGCCATAGGTAACAGTCTTACCGGCATCATCAGTTACAGCATGCATAAGTGTGCCGCCTTCAAGTCTTGCCTCTACAGCGTCCTTAAGGCTTCCGTATCTCTTCCAATCCTGTGTGAAGATCTCTTCGATGTCGGAATGAGACAGGACTTCTGTTTTTGCGTTTTCACCCTCGAAAATGTTGTGAGTCATTTCTTTATCTTCTCCTTCGTCATTGTCTTCTTCATCGTCAGGCAGGTCTCCATTGAGAGCATCCTGAATAGCCTGTCCGATCATAAAATAAGTAACTTTCTTCTGGTCTTCGTTCATTGTGTCGAAGACTTCCTGGACGGTTTTACCCTCTTCCTTCTTCTCTTCTTCCTTTTTAGCTTCCTCAGCCATAGGTTCCTCCTTTTCCTTAGTGCCATCTGAATGCTCGATCGTCTCTTCTTCCGATGAGGTAACAGGGATCTCTACTTCATCCTCTGGCTCTTCGAATTCACTATGGCAAACAACTTCATACTCTTCACCGATGAACTCGATGTAAGCGGCTTCTCCTTCGGAGTCGTCATGAGACATTACACTCTTGATCCTTGCCCCAGGATTAGCGCCGGCAAGAACGAGGCTTACTTCACGAATCTTTCCGTGTAGTACATCTTTCAGCCCCTGTCCTTTATCCTTCTGCTTAAGCTGATCCGCAAAGATTGAAAGACCAACTATGTCCCCGTTATCGAGAATGAGTTTTGCAGCTTTACCGCTTTCGGTATTGTTAAATTTGCCGTAGCATTTGACGCCCTCTGGCTCGTTCTTAAGGAGTGCGTGTCCGAGAACACAAAGAGGATCTCCGTGCTGATGGTTGTAAAGAAGTGGTACGGTAATACCGTCACAGTCCTTAAACGCATCCCTCCTTATAGTTCGTCCATCCGAGCAAAGACGATCATTCACAGTGGCCCAACCAACAAAGTCATAATTCTGATCCATTTTGAATTGTTCCTTTCTGTGTATTTCCAGCTATTCAAGTTCAGACACTGAAACCTCGGCCGGTGGAGTTGTCTCCTCAATAGGAACTTCTCCGCCTGCATCCGGAGTCCCCGCATACTGGCTGTACTCGCTAGGTGCAATGTTCTTGTTTCTCAGTACATCTGCGTTCGGGTCAGTAGACGGTTTCATACCGATATGCTGCCTAATCTCATTGGAGGTCAGAATCTCGTTCCTTGTCAGAGAGTCTCCGACAGTAGCGATATCAGTAAGCGAGAGCAAACTGAACTGATCTCTGAAGAAAGCTATCTTGTGCTTGTACTGCTGGGATCGTGCTGTTTTAGATAAGAATTTACGATTCATTTCGTCGACAACAGCTGTCAGAATCGGTTCAATAGTCCTTGAATAGTAGTTATTCATGGTCTTCTCGTCTGCTGTATTGTTCAGGATTTCCTTAGTAATACACAGCTCTGAGTAAAGATCCTCTTTAAGGTTCTGAACCTGTGTCAGAAGATTGTTCTCGACAGGCCGGTTAAGTTGTGTAATCTTTTCTGTCGCATCGGTATAAGCGATGCCGTATTTCGAACCGACAAGTTGAGTTTCGATAGTCTTCCGACGCAATTCTGCCTGCTGACGACGACCTTCAGACTTGATCGTGTATGGGAGCTGGATGATAAGATCGAGCTTCCCAGAGCTTGACTGCTCATCTACATAATCAAGAAGGTTTAACTTACGATTAAGACGCTGGAATGTTGAATTCGGACTATTCATTGTGGAATAGAATGGGTTCTCAACAATTCCAACATTAGATTTTGGTAGAACGATTTCCTGTCTCTTTCCGATTCGTTCGTCATAGAGATTTACCTTTACGTGCTTAGGAAACCACTCCACGATTTCCCCGATTCTCATGTTTTCTATCCGATAGGATTCAGTCTTGTCGGGGCTTGTTGATGTTTCGACCGGAACAATAGCTACAACTCCACCTTCGAGCATTGTCTTAAACAGATCTACTCTGAAAGCGAATCCTGTCTGATCGATGTTGGCAGAAGTGTTCAAACAATAATTAAGACCCGAATCAACGACTTCTTTGAATCTGTCGTTGTCATCGAGTCTAATGTGTTCAATGTCTATTGTTGCGGCATCAATAGCCATCCTTGTTACTATTGCTGCCACTGATGATCGTTCTGAGCTCCTTGGCTGTGGCCTTCGATCCGGTCTATAAGAATAGCCTGGTCCGGTGTTTACATAGATAGCCGTTGGGTCTCTATTGGTAAAGGCGTTCCAGGCATGTTGGAGTCTATCTCCTAATGACATAAACTACCTCCAATAATCCATTTTGAATTATTTCATTCAAAAGCTTCTTTGTTCTCCTTGTACGCGACATATGCGTCCATCATAGCCGCGACGTTATCGATCTTCTGGTCCCTTCTCTTCTTGTAAAGCTTACGGTTGCCATTGGTGTCTTCTGACGTAATGCAGTTACCCATAGCGAACTCCATGAGAACTTCGTCAAAGAGAAGCATTCTCTCTTCGGCCATATTCTTGAGCTCGCCAAGAGGAACCGACTCTGTTCTGGCTCCCTGTATAACCTTGACTATTCCAAAAGGACCATTCTCCCGCTCCCAACGGTCTACAAACTCCTTAGCGTTGTAAGGGTCGAAACCAAAGCATCGGACATCATAGCCATTCTCTTCGATGTGTCTATCGAGATCATCGTAGACATCCATCATGTCAAGAACCGTCCCTTCAAGAACGATCAAGCTCCCCTCATTGATGAACTCTTCATACTTCGTCCTCATAGCAAGTGGCAACTTCGCTAAAGTCTTACTTGTGATGTAGCTCTTTGTCTTAATACCAAAGCGACCATCTCTAAGCGGGAACATAAATGTGAATGCACAGAAGTCGTCGCCTTGTGATAGGTCAGCACCAAGGGCGCATGGCATATTCCAGAACGATCTTGGTCTATGACAAATAGTCTCGTCATATGTGAAGAAGTAAGTATACCCTTCCATAGGCAGACCAAATCTCTTAGCCAGTATGTCATTCCTTGTAGCCGGCGCTTTCTCGGCTCTTTCTACATCAAGCTGATATGTTTCATAAGTTACAGTCTTTCCGATGTTTGGCTGTGCCTTGATCCACATCTCAGGATTTCCGACCTCTTCCGGTGAATCCAGCTTGTACCACCAAATAGATACATGTGGAGCAAAGTATTCACCTTTCAGAATCTCCGTCAATTCCATTTTGATTGTGTCGCCAGGTCCGTTTCGTACGGTACCTTCGGAACTTGTGCAAACGATCAAATAGTCATCAAGCTTCGAAGCACCCTGCTCAATAGCGCCGACGACATCCTCTCTAATGTCACAAGAGAGCCATTCGTCGACGGTATTGATCTTGGTCCTAAGACCGTTAAGCTTATCGATCCTCATAGGTCTTGGCTCAAGCCTTGAACCTGTTAAGAAGTTCTCAATACCGTTCTTAGTCGAAGCAAGCTTTGGTCTGTTTGCTTTAGAGCCTGTTGTATTCTGAAGAGATCCTTCGGTTAGGAACTTGAATAGCGGTCCACGGGAAACCGTGATAGATGTTCTAATCGGAGAGAGCACCTCGTCCGATTGCTTCATTGTTGGTGCGGTGGTTATCTGATGTGTTGTCTCAGTATCAATGTTCAAAAAGTAACTTTGTATTATGGACGAATACATCGTCTTTGCGGCACCTCTGGCAACAATCAAGTATTGCTTGTTAACGAGCCGCTTCTTGACCATCTTCCTGACATAATGCCCACCATTACCATCTGGGTTCGGCTCGTACACACTTCGCTCAACGAAGTAATACCAACCGAACAATTGCTCAGCCCAGAGCTTAAATGAGTCTAAAAGAAAAAGAGGAGAACCATCTGTTAAAGTCAGTTCTGCCTCGCAATACTTTATGAAGCCGTTAATAGCCTCTTCATCATAGTAAACTCCGGGATTCGCTATGAGATCGTCTATTCGATTCATCTCCATAGAGATCTCTTTGCATACGGGAATCTTCCCTTTTATTACGGCATCTCGAAACTCGCCGTAATACCTCGGCGTTGCAGTATTCGATAAAGCCATTTTGATTTTTCTCCTTTATGATCTAATCGCCACTACTTCTTAAACCTTCTTAAACGTTTTGTATATAGTTGCTATACCGACACCGATCATTACGGCATCGCCAGCTATGTCTAAAATCTCACTAGCCTTATCCCATCCCGATTTGACCTCAGGCTGAGTAAGTGAGTTATACTGACGCTCAAGATTGATTCGATTCACCCTCCTCTGAAGTTCTGCATCACTAAGTTCACTAAGGTCCTTCTTAGGACGTTCTTTCCTTGTGGCATTAGCGATTTTCTTTGCGGCTGATGAGCCTTTCTGGGCAGATTTACCAGCGGCATTCATACCCTTTATAGCTTTGTCAATGCCGCTATCTTCTTTGTTCTTCTTCGGTTCATTTCCTCCGGCAGAACTAGCTTCCGGATGACCACCAGCAATAAATTTAGAAGTGGCATCAGCGATGAAATTCTTTCTTCCTCCGGATCCGGTGTTGAGAACAGGACCTTTTTTGACATTGTAGTCGTCCTTACGAACGCCCCATTTCATTCCCTTCACTCCATAATGGATGATATAGTCGTCCATAATCAGTTTTCCTCCTTTCCCGGATCAACAGCGACGTTTATGCGCCACTCCAATTCGTTCTTATAATTTTCTAGTGCTTCTTTAACCGAACCAGAAGCCGGTGGGTCAAACACTAATCTGACACTTATTCCTATGTACGCCTTGATCATCTCTGACACATCAGCATCACTAAAGTAATCGGACCATTCAGCCGATGCATCCTCGATGACAATTGGTGAATCCATTACACCAAGCTGCGGTAATATGCCAAGCTTGGCATTTGTATATAGAATCAGGTCGGTGTCAAACGATGTATCCGATTCGGCAACATTACACACTTTCTTAACACTGTTAAGAATGCTTGCTTCCGAACCCATTTTGAATTATCCTCTCTTGCTCTTAGATAACACCTCTTCGCCATCGGAATCCTTCAGCCCCCTGCGTACCGGCTCGTCCTGGGCGTCTTCCGGGCAATTAGCATAAGCTTCATAGTCAGCGAGGGTATGGGTCTCGTGATAGCGTTTAAGTAACTTCTCTTTCTTTGTCATACATTCCTCCTATAGTTTATATGTTCTTGCGGATTGGCGGCGTTATGGATCATAGTACATCGGTTCCTCCTTACCAAAGTTTTGTATCATCCGGTCTTCTTATGTGAAAGATCGGATCTAATACAGAAAGGTCCCCGTAATGTATCGCGTTGTGTAACCTGTGGGATACACACACTACGTTCTCGGGGTCCATGAGTTTTGAAGTAAGTTCTAAAATATCATTTGCCTCGATTGGCTCGAGATGATGAAGGATGATTCGAGAGTGGATTTCATTTGGAGGCAGAGCCATCTCGCATCCCTGATCTCTAATAATCATGTCTCGTCTGAATCTTCTCCATTCTGGTGAATGGTAGAAGTCCTGATTGAGATAACGATTGTAGCCGAATGTGTCTTCACCAACTTCTCCGCCAATTAAGAGGTAACGAAAACGCTCCTCGAATGTGGGGAGCGTGATTAGTTTGGAATAGGTTTTCATTTCTTCTGCTCATCATAGATAAAGGCAATATAATTATCAACTTCATACATTGCCGTATCGGCATACTTATCATACTGCTTATCTAAAATCTTTTTACCTATAGATACGACTTGATTTTGATAATCTCGATCTAAATTTTTAGCCTCTCTCTTCATTTCTTTATAAGCAGCATCATAATCTTTATTTCCCGATTGCCATTCATAGTGATCAAAACCATACTCGACATCATCTAAATCTTTATGTTCGTTCTTATACTTGGCGAAAGCCTCTTTATAAGCTTGACTGTTTGGACCGAGCATGCTATCACGAAGACCATCAATTTGATTGAGGGTTTCTCTGGCAGCTCTAATATCAGGTTCTATCTCCTTGTTGAGAAACACCTTTTGCTGTAAATCATTCATTTCTCGTTGATGTTCATCCCAGAGTTCAAGCTGTTTCTTTGAATAACGATCGTCGATTTCGCTTATAATATCCATGGCCTTGCGACCTTCTTCGCTTAACCGGCCATCTGGTCCAAACCAATTCTTAGGGGTCTTAACTTTGGAGACTTCTTCGTCCCGAGCCTTCCACATCTCATCTTCTTTCTTTCGAGCATCCGTATCCCTAGTTATAAGCTTTCTAGCCAACTCTGGAGACGCTGCGGTATCAATACCCATCTTCTTAGCAGCATTCTTACCGACTGTCTTCTTTTTCTTCGGATTCCCCGCCATGGAAGCAGCGAGTGGTGATGGACCGCCTCCGGTTGCGATGCTAGGACCCCAGCCGCCTCCACCTCCGCCGCCGGTTCCTTCGTATTGTTTACGGACGCCCCATTTCATGCCTTTGACGCCGTAGTGTATTAAAACGTCTTTCATTTTGATTGCTCCATTATAATTTAGGATGTATTGTTTTCTGCTGGTCTCGAGCCGTATAGTATTCCATTTCGGTGCTACGAAGCATCTCTTTGCAGATCTTCTCTCCTAATGTACTCTTCTGGTCGTAGGGATCAAGAGACTTATACGGTTTATCGTAAATGCTACCGTAACCATCCTTTACAACACGCTCTACCTCTTTGATATAGGCATCTCTGAACTTATAGTACTCGCTTGCATCATCGGTAGTTTCCCATTTAGTCTGCATTTCTTCCTTTGACATGTTTTTAAAACGCTCAGGTTTATTACCGTATTGCGCGAGGTACATATTTTCTTGATATGACCTTTTAGCGTCTAGATACTTTTTATCGTCGACTCTTAGTGCGTTACTCTCTACTGTTTTAGCACGATTAACAACCGCTCTCTGTCTGTAGTCTTCCTGAGCTTGTCTACCTTTATCGTTAAGTGAATCCCATTCATAAGACTTTCCAGTTTTTGGATCCGTAACGGTATGATGGTCATAATATTCTTTTTTACCTGCTGGCGTTAATGTACCATCTTTATTTTGGTATCGCCTATCGCCCCATTTTGCAGTCTTATGTTTGTTCAGGGGACCAGACAAGGACCGAGTTTGTCGTACTCCAGAGCCCCTGTCTTTTCTAACGCCCCATTTCATTCCTTTTACACCATAGTGTATAAGAACATTATTCATGAAAAACCTCCACATCCTCCTCTGTCTCTCCTCTATAGCCTCTAAATGCCTTGATAGCTTCGCTGTAGAGTTCTTCGATATGCTGAGATGAATCGACGAGATTCTTTTTAGATTCGAGGAGGGCTGTTTCTTTTCTAATCTTCTCAGCTTCTAACTGATTGCGGCTTGAACCAAGCCTAAGATAGTGTACAAGCACTTGTGACGACACAGTGCCGTCTAATATCTGTTGGTAAGCAAGGTCGTTGGCCGCAGCAATGATCTGATTCTCGAAACCTTCTGGCGTTGATGCCGGACGTGACCTCTTTGACCCTGCTTCAGACATACTCTTAGTTGTCTTAGCCAATGGCCTTACCTCCTTTCTCTTGAACTAAATGTTTGACTAAATATAGATTGGTGGGACTTTGGTACCCCTTTCAGAAGGGCATAAGTGGTGTATGTGCAGGAGAAAAACCAAGAAAACCGGGATGAAATATACAGTTAAGATCCTTGCTGAACTAGAGGCAATTATGAGAGTACCTTATGCCCTTCTGAAAAGGGAAAGTTTGCACCAAAATATCCGCCGGAGCAAAAATGAAG